GGAACGTTGTTTGCAGGGTGGCCCAACACATCTTCGAGAACACCAAGGAGTTTAACGAAGTGTTCTACGTCCCGCTGGTGAAAGAGGAGTTGGACCGCTTCGAGGCCGAAATGATTCGCGCACTAGAGCCGAAGTACAACTACGGGAAGAACGGCAAGCTGGTAGCCGCTGGATGCGGCGCTATTCACGCGATGCGAGTCCGTGAGAGAGAACGCGGAAACATTCCGAACGTTGCTATACCAAGGATGCGTGGACGGCGAAGAAACAGGAGGCATGGCGATGGGCAAGTGCATTGTTCCGGTGTTCGGTAGGTATTTGCTTGGTCGGCTGTTCGTAAAGGGGAAAATAGCAGGCGGCGTGACGCGATTGATTATCGACATCCCGGTAGATGGACTCGTGACGTTCTACACTCAGAACCTTGGCGAAGAGGAACTGGTCATCGAGGTTCTTGACGTGTGCAAGTTCTCGGTTGCAACGAAGGAGGACGGCGATGGAACCCAAAGTTGAGGCGAGCACGCACGAGGTGTTCGCGTCCGATGAGTGTCAACATTGTGGAGAGCTCCTGCGGGGGCAGGATGGAGGCGTATGCCACTGCCGCTGGGAATACGAGGAGCGGATCAAGAAGCTCCGCGCGACGATGACCGCGTTGTTGAAGGTCATTGGCAATCCGGCGCGCTGCCGTGGTTGCGGTGTGAACATCATGTGGGTGCGGACCAGGACCGGCCAGGCCGCCCCGTTCGACGAGGACGGAACGAGCCACTTCGCCACCTGCCCGAAGGCCGCTGCGTTTCGTCGGAAGTCAAACGGGGAGCAGAAGCCGTGAAGCAGCCGTTGCCGCCGCCGGAAGGCTACGATACCTGGCTTGATTACGCGGTGATTAACATGCCAACGAGAGACTTGTATCTGCGGGCCATAGACGAGGGCGAGAGCATAACACGGAACGATATGAGGGATGCGGTAGAAGCCGAATTGCGTGCGTTGCGCGCCGCGGCCGTGTCGATACCCACACCGAAGCCGTACCCGCCTGGGCGACCCACGGGATACTCGAACATCGTGGAAGCGGACTGATGGAAGGAGCCGAAACCATGAAACTGCTGATCCTTGCCGTGCCGATGTTTGTGTTTGGACTGACGACGACTCCGATCACGTTCACCCTGCCAGACGCCCCTGGTGGCATAGATTCCTGGCAACTTTTCATCGACGCGGATCGTAACCCCGCCACGGGATATGGCTTTGGAAACGAGTACGTGGTACGTACCGTGCTGTCGGACTCCTACGTGATCCGGTGGACCGGAGGTCCTGACGTTCGAGACGGCTGGGGCGAGGCCATCGGCCGTGCGCCGGTGTCCCTGCCGTTGACCATCACGACCTACATCCCGCTCGGTGGGGCCATCATGTATCGTGCCGAGGGCTATCTCGGCGGAAGCCTCGTTACGTTTACGACTGGCAACGCGACTGGGGCCGCGTTCAGTCGCTCTGACGGTGCGGCCTTCGCGTGGTGCATCACCGGCCCCGGCACAGCACCATGGGTCGGATGTGCAGTGTTCGACCTGGACCACGACGGAGACGTGGACCTGAAGGACTGGAGCCAGCGATGAGTCTGTTACTCTGTAGTGGCCTCAACGAGTCGTGTCCGTGCGACAATGGGGTATGGGTCTGGTCGATTGGATTGGCTCCTTGGTGGATGCCCCTTCCAGGGATGCTTATGACCGTGGGGGCGATGGTAGTGACTCGTACAACGACGTGGACATGAGGTGACGCAATGAAAAGTATCAACGTAACGCGATGTGAGGCTTGCCCGTACCGACACAAACAGTTTGTTGGGCAGCTTGTGTATTGCCAATGCCCTGGCCAGGACGGACGACTTATCTCCGACGTGACGGACCAGTTTCCGACGTGGTGCCCGCTTCCTGATGTCCAAACCGCCGTGAATCAGGAACAGAACAAGGAATGGGTACACCTGTCGTCAGAGGAGCTTGTTCACCTGTGCAAAGGCGAGAGAGTGTACTACCAGAGAATCAAGGAGCCGAAGCCATGATCCGGGTCCCTCGCATCGGACAAGTAGTGCAGGTGTGGTACGGTGGTGGTCGAAAAGCGTTTCCACTTCATGGCAAAATCGGAACTGTACGCCATGTTGGGCGCGGCCCGGGTCCTAGGAATCATGGAATAGAAGTGGAGGGCGCATTCTACATCGTGCCATGCGGAAACCTGCGGGAGCCAAAGCCATGAAGCAGGAGTCCAGAATCTATGTATTACGGCTCCTGGAGAAGTGGTTCGCGGCAAACGAGACCGATCATTTACGAAAAGTGTTACGCCGGATGAAGTTCGCCAAGATGTACCGACGCCACTTCAAGGAGTTGTAGGACGGAGACGTTGACCTGAAGGACTGGAGCATTGGGTGAGAGTTGCGGATCGGATCATAGCTTTAGTCGGGCCGCTTTCGGAACGAGATCGCTCCACACTATGGGGGCGTAGGTCAGCGACACGCGAGATGGCAGGTGACCTAATAGGAGATCAACGCTTGCCCGATCCACCCCCGATTGAATCAGATGAGTCGCTGCGCTATGCCGTAAAGGTTGCGGTCCGCCAGGCCCGCAGGCGTCGCGCACGGCCTGCGAGTAAGAATCGAGCCGCGTCCACCGCCTCGGGCACTTCTTCAGCCACCGCTTCGCCGCCGGCGACACAATGACGTGCCGAGGCATCCTGGTCCTCCGCTCCACCTTCGAGCGGATGCGGTAGACTCCGGGCGCAACCCACTCGCCCTGGTCGTGAACCACGCGGATCACCTCGGACGGTCTCATCAGGCACAGGTAGTTCACCGCCAGCCAGGCCGCGACATCCTTCGGCGCCCGCCGGACCATGCTGCGGACTTGGGCCCTTGTCATGCTCCGATCCGGCGGAGGCCCGAGCGGGATCAGCCGGACGACGCGGAGGTTGAGCAGCGGCATGTAGTCCATGCCGGACGCCCAGGCGAGCATGGTGCGGATCGACTGCACGTCGTGGTTGACGGTCTTGGGTGCGTAGCTCGCCCTGAGCATGTCCTCCTTGATTGCCTGCACGTGGGCCGGCCGGATCATGTCCGCCCTGGCGGCTCCGTAGGCGTGGAGGAACCGCTTGAGGTGCCTGGTGTAGTAGCCGTAGACATCGTCGCCGCCCTCGAGCTGCTTGAACTCCAGGAACCGTTCGGAGACGTCGACCAGGCTCATCGTCGACCGGATCGGGGGGAACCTGCGGGTGTCTCGATCCGCCCGCCAGGCGGCCCACCCTGGCAGGCCGTGGACCTGGTCAGTCAGCCAGGCCGCCCGGGCCGCCTGCTCGTCCCGGCCGAAGTAGTGGAATTTCGCTCCCCACTTGGCGTACCAGTTGCCCGTGGAGTGCAGGTGGAGTTCCGGCTGGCGTCGATTCATGCCCATCGACTCCGCGATCGGTTGTAATTCACGCGGAACGGTTGTATGCCGCCAAGTCCATCATGCGCCACAACCCTCGAATTGTCAAGGCTTTACAAACTCCCCGACTAGGACTCGAACCTAGAACCTAGCGGTTAACAGCCAAGGAAGCGCCCTGTGTGGCGCTATCAAGAACCGCGAATTCGTCGGTCCGTACACCCGCTGACGGGGTGTAGAAAAACGCTCCTGGATTGCGCAGGAGCGACGGGAAGCGTCTCAACCCTCCATCTCCACGTCCGGCCCTCCAAAGCACGCCAGAACGCACGCCTGCGAGCCTGGTAGCCTCGTAGAAGGTGTCGACATCGCGCGGAATCGCTGGACCGCATAAAAGCCAGAATTGAATCGAGCCCTACGGTTTACGTAGAGTTAGGCGTGGCAACCCACACGCTCATGTGTTTCTCTTGTGGCGCGGACCACGGGTCCTCCTGGCGGATCGCGGCGGCACGGACGGCCTCTCATGCCAGGGCCTCCGTCGCCGCCGCTGATTCCGCGGGACCATCCGTGACCAGAACCTGAAAGGAGGTTCCATGTCGATCCTGTTGCAGATTCTCGCGTTGTTCGGCTCCGCCGACTTCCTTGCGTGGCTCACGGACCTGCTGAAACTGATTACCGGGGCCTCCACGTGAGGCTAATCGCGGGGTGGTGTGCTGGCTGTGTCGTGCTGTCCTGCATCCACGGGTGCGCGTTCATCAAGCCGACCACTGAGCTGCAAGGGCCCGGCTGGCGGTTCACGGACACCAAGGACAACGACATCGACCTGGTCTGCTCCTACGACCCGGATACCCACGCATTCAAGATCGAGAAGCTGGTGATCTCCAACAAGAGTTCGCCGGTGATAGAAGCGAACGTCCAGCAGATGCTGGCGTTCGTCGAGCAACAGAAGGCCGCGAATGAAGGGATCAAGGCCGCGTTCGCCGGGATCGCCGAGACCGTGGGGAGCCTGGTGCCCATCGTGCAGGAAATGCGTCAGGCACTCGCGGAGTTCCGTGGCCAGGCGGCCGTCGGAGCGGGCGGCGTGAGCCTGAACGTCGGGCCACCCGCCCCGGTGTCTCCATAGCCTCGGATCGTTTCGTGTCTGCGTTCTCTCTTCCAGTCGCTGTGCCGGGTGATGCCCGGTTGTCGGAGCGATTCGGCGACCGGGCCACCGGCGCGACGGAGGTCCGTGCGTGGCGAACATCACCATAACGGCAGCGAACGTGATCGCCGGATCGGTTGGCGACGTGTATGTCGCCGGCGAGGTCATCATCCCTGGCCAGTGGGTCTACGTGAAAGCGGCCGACGGACGTGCGTGGCTATCCGACAACACGACGGCAGCGAAAGCGGCAGCAGTTGGAATCTCCTTGAACCGGGCGTCCGCCGCCGGACAGCCCGTATGCGTGCTCCGATCGGGAGTGGTCGCCATCGGGAGCGTGCTGACGGATAAGGGTAACCAGTACGCAATTTCGGGAACCGCTGGTGTGATGATGGACGTGGCCGACCTGGCTGCCGGGAAGTTCGTGACGACAGTCGGGTACTCGGAGTCCGCGACGGAACTGTCGGTCGTCACGATGGCTACAGGGCTGGCGTACTCGTAGGCGGAGATCGGTCGGATGGCGACGTACACGTTCACGGCAAGTTCGGTGTTCGGAACATCGATCGGAGTTGCGAACTTCACAGCGGATGCGATCGTAGCGGGACAGCTCGTGTACTGTGACCCGACGACAGGATTCTGGAAGAAGGCAGATAACACGACGTCAGCGAAGGCTGGGCTCGTGGGCGTGGCACTGTCGGACGCGCTGTCCGGACAAGTTCTCGCGGTACAGACGAGCGGGCCGGTCACAGTGGGATCGGTCTTCTCCGGCGCTGGGCGGGTGCTCGTGATGTCTGGTACGGCGGGCAAGTGCATGAACGCTGGCGACCTCACGGCCGGATTCCTGACGATCGTCGGGTACTCAATTTCCGCGACGCAGATGATGCTGGCGATCGACGAGACGGAAATCGAGAAGGTGTAACATGGTTCGGTCCCTGCTCACGTGTTCTTGGATGGCATTCCTCGCAGGATGCACTCTGAACATTGCACCGAACGCAAAGGAAGTGACGTTGTTTCAGGCAAAGGCCGGAGACGTCGGAACAGTGGTTGGAACTCCGGCTGGAACGAACGGAGTGGCCGCAGTACAGCCGAACTGGACCGAGCCGCAGTCCACATCGGAGCGTGTCATCTACGTCCTGTTCGCGATCGCGACGGCGGCCTATCCGATCTGGCGTCAGATTCGCAAGTGGCGTGAGAAACGGAGAACCAACGGAACAGCAGCCACCGATGGGTAATGACTACCGCATCCGGCTTACTCGTGCTCGCGTGCAGGCCCTGGTGAGCGCGATCAGACGCGGGATGCCGAACGTGATGGCCTGCAAGGCCACCTGTACCCCACACTCCTCGTTCTATTCCTGGAAAAAACGCGGGATCGAGATTCAGGAGTCAACCGACGAGAAGGGCCAGGACGCACTCACCGCGGATGAGGCGCTGCTTTTGGAGTTCGTTGAGAAGCTGGAGGAGGCGCAGGCATCGTTCCTCCTGCATCACCTGGAGAACATAGCGAGAGCCTCAGAACACACGTGGCAGGCGTCGGCCTGGCTGCTGGAACGTACGGCGCCATCGCACTTCTCGTTGAATGGAAACAGGATGGAGGACGTCGAGAACTCGCGCCGAGAACTTGACGGGTCCGGGGCGATACCCGTGCCAGCCCTCCTCGCCGCGATGGAGGGGACCATGCGTGGAGTGCGGCCTGCCGATGGAGTGCTGCCGTCGTCCTGGTCTCCTTTCCGGTGGACACCATCTCAACTCCAGCTCCTGGACAGCAAGAAGCGATTCATCGGACTGGCGTGTGGACGAGGGTCCGGAAAGACCGAGATCGCGTTCCGTCGACTCGTCATCGCCCTTGGGTCGCCGCACGAATGTGACGATTCCAGGTACTTCTACTGCGCGCCGACGAACGCACAGGCCCTGCGCATCGCGTGGGACAGGCTGCTGGACCTCATCCCGAAAGACTTCGGGCCGCAGGAGCATCGGGCGAGCCAGTTCATCGATACCCGCTTCGGCGCTCGCATATACGTCCTGGGCATGGACGTCCCTCAACGATTTGAGGGTGTGCAGTGGGACGGAGGGGTGATCGACGAAGCCTGCGACCAACACCCTGGGGTGTTCGACCGCACGATTCTTCCGGCCCTGACGCACCGCCGTGGCTGGTGCTGGCGTATCGGGGTGCCCAAGCGATACGGCCCTGGCGCCTCGGAGTTCCGGAGGTTCTGCGAGGAGGCGCAAGCACAGGAGATCGAGGAACGTGCCGCGTTCTCATGGCCGTCGTCCGACGTGCTGGCGGCCGATGACCTGGCGTACGCGAAGCAGTACTCGGACCCGCGAGACTACCGGGAGCAGTTCGAGGCGACGTGGGAGTACGCCGGCGGAGGCGTGTTCTGGGCGTTCGACCGCACTCTAAACGTGCGCCCCGTCACCTACGACCGACAGGCCAAGATTACGGTCGGCTCGGATTTCAACGTCGACCCGATGGCCTGGGTGCTGTGCCATCGATATCCGAATCGCCTGGAGGCGTTCGACGAGATCTGGCTGCGGAACACAAACACCCGGCAGACGCTAGACACCTTGTGGTCGAAGTACAAGGACCACGCCGGCGGCTGGGAATTCGTCGGAGATGCGAGCGGGAGGTCCGCCCACACGTCGGCGAGCGACTCGGACTATCAGCTACTCCGACTGGACGAGCGGTTCCGCAAGGCGGCCGGCGGATGCGACATCTCGTACCCGTCGGCCAACCCTCCGGTGGCCGACCGATTCGCGTGGACGAACGCGATGCTGCTGAACGCCCAGGGCGAGAGGCGACTTTTCGTAGCTCCGCACTGCCTCCACCTGATAGACGACCTCCAGGCTCGGCAGTACAAGGCGGGAACGAGCCAGCCGGCAGACCCGCCAGGAGGGGACGTAGGCCACATGACCGACGCCATCGGGTACATCGTCGCCCGCTTCTTCGCACTGCGTGTGCCGCTGGAATCGGCGACGCCACGAGCGATTATCTCTATGGGGACACGGTAGGAGGATCGACATGGACAACGGACGCATAACCATCGAGGCGACAGGTGAGGAAAAGACCCCGATCCAGACGTCGGCGCTGATCTGGCTGGACAACGAGCGTGCGGCACTCGCCAAGCAGCTCCCGGCGACCTACGAGACCTACCGCCGAATCCGTCGTCAGCCGACAATCGCCCTGGCCAGGGCCGTAACGATGGCGCCGGTCATGGCGGCGGACTGGTCCATCGAGGTCGGAGACGATGCGCCGGACGGAGCGCGTGAGCTGGTCGAACGCGACGTGCTTCCGGCCAGGCCGGTTATCGTGCAGGGCGCCATGGAGGCACGGGTAGACTACGGGTGGTCGGCGTGGGAGAAGGTGTTCGAGATCGACGACTCGGTCGGCAACGGCCGTGTGCGGCTCAAGAAACTCAAGCCGCTGTTGGTCGATCTGACGGAGATCCTGCTGGATCGTGCAACAGGGGCATTCGCGGGCGTCCGCCAGGCCCCGACTCTGCAACGGCCGCAGTACACCATCGTCGACGCCCCGTACGCGATGGTCATCAACTGGCAGGTGGAGGGGGCGAACTACTACGGCGAGCCGCTGTTGGAGAACATCCGCAGCGCGTTCACCGACTGGAGCGACGCGAACTCCGGGGCGCAGCGCTACGACCGCAAGGTGGCCGGAACGCACTGGGTCGTGAAGTTCCCGTTGGGCACCACGTTCCTGAACGGCGTGGAGACGGACAACGCCGAGGTTGCCGGGGCCTTCCTCGAGGCGCTCGAGTCGAGCGGCTCGATCGCGATACCGAGACAGATCGCGGCGTTCGTGGAGGACCTCAAGAACGCGCCCGAGGACGCATGGAAGATCGATCTCATCGACGCCCAGCCCAAGCAGGGCGGTTTCATCGAGCGGATGCGTTACTGCGATACCCAGTTCATCCGCGGGCTGCTCAGCCCGGAACGCGCCGCCCTGGAGGGCGTGTTCGGAACGAAGGCGGAGGCCGGCGTACACGCCGATATCATGCTGACCTGCCGTGAGATTGAGCACCGCCACATCACGCGGATGGTGAACTGGCACCTTGTCGACCAGCTCCTGGCAATCAACTGGGGAGAGGCCGCTCGCGGCACGGTCCGCCTGGTCGCGTCCCCGCTGGCGGATGAGCGGATCGCGTTCTTCCGGTCGATCTACCAGTCCCTGCTGTCAAACCCTGCCGGCTTCGCGGACGCCTCTGGCGCCGTGGATCTTCGTGCGATCGTCCAGGCCGTCGGCCTGCCGGTTTCTTCCGATGCGTCCGGCGCTGCTCCGGATGGCGTAGACGTTCAGAACGAGCTGTCCGGCCTGCTGAGCGAGCTGTACCAGAGCGCCAACGGGGCACCCGCCCAGGAGTCGTAGGATGCCAGCGGTGGCGACACCGAGAGCGGGCCCGGTCACCCGGGCGCAGCGGGAGCAGGCGGAGCGGGCAGCGGCTGACGCCGATTACTTCGCGCGCCTCGGAAGGGCGGCCGCAACCCGGACGTCCAGGAGGATCCTTGAAAAGCTGATCGAAGCGTACCGGGCCGGGAAGAATCCGGCCCAGCTCGTCCCGGCGGCGATCGCCGAGCTGCGGGCCGACCTGGTCCGGGTCATGCTCGCTGGCAGGCTCAAGGGAATCGAGCGTTCGATCAAGGCTGTTCCGCGCACGTTCCAGGCGGCCAGGCCGCGGCAGACCGCCTATGATGGGGCAATCCGGGCGATGGAGAAGAGGCTTCGGCTTCCGGAGAAGGCCCTGGCCAAGATGGCTTCTCAGATGGACGCCCATGTCGTCCGGGTGCTTGACGGCGTTGGCGACCAGGCTCAGCGGAGCCTGATGGAGACGATGTCCTGGATCACCACCGAGAACCTGCACGTGCGGGACGGCGTTGCCGCCCTGCGTGGTGCGTGGAATGACCTGGGCCTCACGGAGAAGAACAGCTTCCAGCTTGAGGCCGTGTACCGGACGCAGACGCAGCTTGCGTACGCCGCCGGCCGTGCGGAGGTGGAGAGCAAGCCGGCCGTCCGCGACTACCTGTGGGGGTACAAGTACATCACTGCCGATGACGACCGCGTACGGCCAAGTCACATGGCGATGGACGGGGTAACACTTCCGAAGGATGACCCGTTCTGGAGGACGAACAAGCCTCCAAACGGTTGGTCGTGCCGCTGCCAACTCATCCCGCTCTACGATGAGGAGGAAGTAGTCGAGCCTCCGATACAGGTCACGGACGAACGTGGCCGCGAGGTTCGCGTAGGGGCCGACAAGGGGTTCGAGTTCGACCCTGGGAAGATGTTAAAGCCTACCACAGGTCCGGACCTTGCGATGCCCGGGGATATGGCGCGTCCGCTTTAATCCGCTGGGCCTCGCGCATACTACAAGGGTGGATGCCATCGATGCCGGACAACTCCGCCGGGCTGGCCAGGGAGACGATGCGGTTTCGTCTCGGGCCTGGGCCGCGCCATGACCCCGCACGCTGGGAAGCCATCGGGGACCAGACCACGGCCGTCTTTGCCGGCCAGGTCGTTCCGTCCCAGCGGTTCCGCAAGGACGTGATCCGGCTTGGCACCTACGTCAAGAGCTCCGAGGGGCTGACGTTCGAGGTGTCCGAACGCACCCTGGAGAACTGGGTAGCCCAGTTCAACCGGATGGCCGCACACGGCGTCCGGGTGCCGATCCCGGCCACCCACCAGGACACATCCTGGGAGGCGTCCGCCCGCGATGGGGACCCCCGGAACAACATGGGCTGGGTGGATCGGCTGTTCATCGAGAACGACGCGCTGATGATGGATTGCACTCTCTTCGGTGAGGACGCGATCCAGGCCGCCAGCCGGTCCGACGTGTCGATCAACTCGCCTCCGGTGTTTATGGACGGGATCGGGAGGACGTACATGCGCCCGATCACGCACGTTGCGATGGTCACAGATCCCGTGGTGCCTGGCCTCGGGGAGTTCGTCCCCCTGGCCGCATCGCTGAATTCACAAGATAGGAGCTCGATGATGTTGGAGTTTCTGAAACAACTCGCCGGGGCGCTCGGATTGGACCCGGAAACCATCGTGGAAGAGACGGCCGGGACGAAGGCCATCATGGACGAAATCGCGGCTTTGCTCGCAAAGCTGAAGCCGGAGACTGAGACTGCGACTGTCCAGGCGTCCGAAAAGACCGATGGGGCCGTGGCACACGCCCAGGGCGGAGCGGTGAAGAAGGAGACCGTGACCCGCGAGTACGCTGCGTCCATGTCCGGAGAGCCGCAGCGGATGCTCGTTCGGCTCGCAACGGAAAACCGCAGCATGAAGCTCGCCGCCCTGGCTGCTGAAGGCCGCATCACGCCAGCCCAACGTGACAAGCTCGTCAAGGACTGGGCAACTCCGGAGGCGGTTACGCTGACGCTCTCCGCCGGCCGGGACGGCGAGGACTTCGAGCGGCTGCTGGAGGTCCTGCGTCTGGCGGAGCCCGTCGTGCGCATGGGAGAGAAGACCGGGCCGCAGACCGTGGCGCTGTCGGACTCTCGCAAGTCGACTCAGCCGGAGAACCCCGTCGTCGCGAACGCCGAGGCGCGTGCTCAGCGTTTTCAGGATCGCATGAAGTCCCGCGGGTAGCGGGAATCGGACAAGAACCCGCGGGAAACCAGCGGGCAAAAGGAGTAAGCCATGTCCCTCAAAGTCGAGAGCCGGAAGATCGGCGACTTTCTCAAGTTTGAAGAGAACAACAACTACTGCCGCGCGGTCAAGACGGCCCTGAGCGGGCAGACGCTCGTCTGCGGCCAGGTATGTTCGTCCAGCGCGGCGGGCAAGAAGCAGGTCCTGGTAGGCACCGGAAACGAAACGCACACCTACACGATGGTGGCCGTTCCGACCTCCGGAACGTTCAAGTTCCGGCTGTGGCACAGCGGAGGCTATTGGGTGGAGACGGCCGCGATCGCGTACAACGCGGCGAACACGGTCATCGCCGCCGCGTGCAACGCGGTCCTCGGAACGAGCGCGGTTGCCTGTACGGGCACCGCGGCCACCACCATGGCGCTGGCGTTCAGCGGAAGCGGATATGCCGCGAAGTACCAGCCGATCGGATCGATGGACATTCAGGACTCGTTCCCGACTCTGTCGTTCACGGTGAGTCGGTCGGTCGCCGCCGGCGTCGCGAGGAACGAAGTGCAAACCGTCGATTTCGGAGCGGCCGCCACTGGCGGTACGGTGAAGTTTGGAGTCCACATTCCCCAGACCGGAATTCCGTCGTCGGGAGAGTGGCCGGTTGTGTGGACCGACACCGCCGCCTGGAGCGCGACGGATGCGACGTACCTCGCGGCGATCCAGGCCGTCCTCGATCAGGTGTGCGGGGCAAACGGTATCGTCGTAACAGCCAAGGCCGCGACGGACACCGACCTGGCTCTCGTGTTCACGTTCTCCGGAACCGGGTTCCTTGGAATCGCGAATCCGGTTCTCGACATCGACACGTCCGCACTGACGAGCGTGACGACCTCGACGTGGACCCGCACGACGGCGGGCGGTGCTGTTGGCGCGCAACTGACGGCCCTGGCTGACTCGATCGCACTGGAGGCGATCGACGCGAGCGCCGCGGACAAGACCGGCCTCTTCCTCGTCAGGGGACCGGCGATCGTGGATGCCGACGAGCTGGTCTACGGTGGTGGCGATCCCACCGCTGTGGCCGCGTCGTTGCTGGCGATCGGGATCATCGTGCAAAGCGAAGCGGCGCGGAAGGCGATCGCTGTGTAATCGGAGTCAACCGGGCTGAGCGCCCGCAAGGAGTAAGAACATGCCTACTTCGGATGTATTCAACAGCGAGGCATTCAGCCTCGTCAGCCTGACGGACTCGATCAACAAGCTGCCGTTCAAGGCCGGTCGGATCGGGGCGATGAACCTGTTCGAGACTCAAGGCGTCCCGACGACGACGGTCGTCGTGGAGGAGATAAACGGCATCCTGTCGCTGATCCCGTCCGCGCCGCGCGGTGCGCCTGGAACACTCGCGCCCACGTCGCGACGCAAGGCGCGGTCCCTGGCCATCCCGCACATCCCGTTCGAGGACATCGTGCGGGCGGAGGACGTTCAGAACGTGCGGAAGTTCGGGACGGAGGACCAGGTCGCCACGGCGGCCGACATCGTGAACGCCAAGCTCGAACGGATGCGGCAGTCGCACGAGCTCACGCTCGAATGGCTGAGGGCCGGCGCCCTCAAGGGCATCGTCGTGGACGGCGATGGCAGCACCACGCTGTACAACCTGTTCACGGAGTTCAACATGGCCGCCCCGGCCGTCGTGGATTTCCTCCTGGGGACGACCACCACGGCGCTCGGAGACATCCTGATCGGAGTGAAGGAGCAGATCGAGGACGCCCTGGGCGACGCCCAGTACGACCACATCCACGCCTTCTGCGGTTCGCAGTTCTTCCGCAAGTTCATCGAACACACTGCCGTGAAGGATGCATACCGCTATTTCAACGAAAGCTCGTTGCTGCGAACCGACGCGAGGGCCGGCTTCGAGTACAAGGGCGTGATCCTCGAGGTCTATCGAGGAAAGGTGGCCGGCGTGCCGTTCGTGGCCTCCGGTGACGCCCGGTTCTTCCCGGTCGGAGTACCGGGGCTGTTCCGGACGTACTTCGCTCCCGGCGACTTCATGGAGACGGCGAACACGCTCGGACTCGAAGTGTACGCCAAGCAGGAGCCGTTGCCGTTCAACAGAGGCATCCGCCTGCACACGCAGTCGAACCCGCTGCCGATCTGCACGCGGCCCGGAGTGCTGATTCGCGGGTATTCGTCCAACTGATCGCGGGTCATGCCTTTTGGAAGATGCGGGCGCAACGGGAGATTGCGCCCGCACTGCAAAGGAGACGTGAAGATGCCGTGGCGTGGCCTGTTGGTTGCGCATGTGTTATATGGTGTTTCCGGTTTTACTCTCGTTTCGGTGGTAGGTACGACGGCAGAGGGAATCACGGCGATCGTTGCCTCGATGGCGGCAGCAACCGTGTTCGTGGTCCGATCCCTGAAAGCTTCCACGGAAGAGCGCATGAGGCTCAGAGAGAAAGTTTCCTCTGCTGAGATTCACGCGAAGAACGCGGTAGACCTTCTTCAAGCGTCGGTACGCTCGATTGATGACAAGATAGTCTCGCAGTCCGAGCGTATTGCGAGGCTGGAGGAGCGTGTGATCGCGTTCCAGGAAGTGTGCCGGTCGCGACGCGATGAGGGCATGTGCGATGGCGTACGCATCGAGAACTGACGTCGAGGCGTTCTTCGCCGCGGCCGACCTGGCCGTGTGGGCTGACCGCGACAACGACCAGTCCTTGGTGAAGATCGCGGCCAACATCGCATCGGCCCTGACATCCGCCACCGACGATATCGACGATCACCTGCGAGGCGGCCCGTACACCATCCCGTTCACCACCGTCCCGACGATGATCGTGGATCTGTGTCGCAAGCTGGCCGGATGCCTGCTTTATTCCTCGCGCGGAGCGCAGGACACGAACGAAGCTACCGGAGAGGCGATGGACAGGCTGGCTCCGATCAGACGAGAGGTATACAGGAAGCTGGGGAACATCAGGGCTGGGAACATTCGGATGAACGTCGCCTCTATCTGCACTGATTCTCCGTTCGTGGTGTCGTCGGATACCGAATGACCGGCTGGAGCGAGGCAGGCAGACATGCCAGTCACAATCGATCTCGGCGTCCTGAGTCGGTTCTCCGCGGATATTGAGGCGGAGCTGGCCGATCCCTCCGCGAGCGGTCCGGTCCGCGACGCGATTTTCGCATGGGGAGAGTTCTACCGCTCCTGGGCGAAGCTGCGATTCTCGAAGCAGAGCCGAGGCGGCGGGGAATGGCCCCCGCTATCTCCGTCCACGATCCGTGCGAGAACGGACGTGCGGAAGGCGCTTGGATCGGAGAGGTCTGCGGTTCGCAGCGCGAAGAAGCGTAACCGTTTGGCCGCCCTGCGAGTTCAACGGGCTGAGAAGGCCCACGCCAAACGGCCATCTGCCGTCAACGAGCTTCGGATCAAGGCGGCAAAGCTGAAACAGCGCGAGACCGCGAAGAAGGTTCACGCGCGAGTTGAAAATGCGGATACACGAGCCAACAAGGCGGCGGGAAGCGTCAGGATTCTATACGACACGGGCACTCTCATCGGAGCGCTCGACCCGAAGTTGAACGTGGGAAGCGGTGGAGTGCAGGAGAACATCCCGTTCGGGATCACCGTCGGGTACGGCGGTTCATCCAAGCACGAAAAGTTTCCCGCCACGATCGCCGGCCTGGCGGCCATACATCAGGCTGGCAACGAAAAGCTTCCGGCTCGACCGATCATCGTGACGCCACCCGACGACGCCAACTGCATTCGCCAGATGTCCAGGGCCCTGGCGGACGCCATCACGAAAAAATGGAGGCAGTACGCCGGATGACGAGCCCGAGCGAGTACAACTACGGAAGCAGCAAGATCGCGTGCGTGCGCTCCACGATTGCGATGGAGCCGGGTTCTCAAGGTGAACCTTACGTTGAGGTTCCGGCCGCCCGACCGATGGTTCCGTCGAGGACGCAGAGGGGTGCCAAGTGCCGCTCGCAGGGGCGGGTTCGGAGGTCGGTGATGGCGCTTGCATCGACCACAGTTTTGGAAGTGTGGACGGAAACGACTTTACGATCCAGTGTAACACCGATGGAATCTTGAAGGCGGAGTAACCAGATGATTACGAATCCACAAGCGGTGGCGTTCTGCAACATCCGTGTGCGTGCTCTGGCGGACCAGTTGGCGCAGGCATACTACTCATGCCTTGCGCTCCAGAATGACTGGTTCGCCCAAGGCGTGGGAACCGTGCTGACGAACACCTCTGACGTGGTGGACGACGGCGCGTCGGTGGACGGAAGAGCACCGATCACGGGCGCCGCCGCCGTGAACGTCATCACACGTGCGATGGAGTTCGTGACGGAAATGCAGGCGGGCGGGAAGCTCGGAACCGTGCTGGCCGTCGCTGTCAATCCAACGAGGTAGCCGATGGCCCTGTCCGTTTCGACAGTCTGGGAAGTGCGAACTACCGGAAACGCACTGAACGGCGGCGGGGTGAATCCCGCCACGGTAGTGGTTGACTACTCCCAGCAGGATGCTGCGCAACTTGCCATCACTGACCTGGAAGCTGATGGCGAAAGCTGTGAAGTGCATTCCGAAACGGGCGGCTTCACGCCAGCGATGGTCGGAAACCTCATCTACATTTCGTCGTACACCGGCTCATGGAACGTCGGGTTCTACGAGATCGTCGATTACTTGAGCTTGCACGGTGTGACCCTAGACCGGAATCCGACGTTTCTAGAAGTCTGTTCTGGTGGAGTCGCGAGAGTCGGCGGGGCGCAGTCGCACATCGGCCTGGTGTGCGCGGCCGTTCCGGCGGCGTCGGCCGCCGGCGCGAACGTGGTCCACGTGAAGGCCGGCACCTACGTGCGGGGCACGCACTTCACGAACCAAGTGGTGTTTTACAATTCCGGGAACTACCTGAACCACCACGTCGTTCGCGGCTACAACGCGACGCGCGGCGACGCGATCGCGCCGTGCGTGACCCTGAACGGGAACAACGCCGCCTACGACGTGTACTACTCGGATCGTGCGTTCATCCGGCTTGAAAACATCGAGGTCAACGGTTACGCCGGCGGAACGCCGACGAACGCCAAGCACGGGTTCAACCTGGCATCGGGATCGGACGGGAGTTCCCTGTACCGTTGTCGTTCTGCGAATACGGGGTCACAGGGGATCCGGGCCGCGTCGGCCGGGTGTTTGATCGAGGGTTGCGAGGTGACGGGGTTCGGGCGGGTTGCGGCCAGCTTGGGGATCAATGTCACCGGGATTCTTGGATCAATGGTCGGATGCTACGTCCACGACGGGGCGGGAGATGCTTTCAATATCTCGGCGACGTACCCGGGACTGTTGGCCTACTGCATCGGGTCCGGCTGTACGCAGTACGGCCTGAACATGAACTACAACGGCCTCTATCCACAGGGGGTTGTACACTGCGTGTTCCACGGAAACGGGTCGCATGGCATCTACACGGGCGGGACCACGTTCGGCCGGCCTGTGCAGATCGTCAACACGATCCTGTCGAACAACGGCGGGTACGGGATCGCCGCGCACGGGACGGGCAAGGGCCGGGCCATCCTGCGCGGCGTCGCGTTCTACGGAAACTCTAGCGGGCAGATCGACGCGAACACGACCGTCGACGAGTCCGTTGCCAGGATCACCCTGACATCCGATCCGTTCGTGGATGCGGCGAACCGCGACTTCCGGTTGGCCGGCCAGGCGTGGTACGGCCAGGGGCACGGGTGGCCGGGCCCGTTCCTGGTCTCAGGTGCGTTGACGGAGTGGCAGGGCGAGCCGCTGCTCGGGGCCGTGCAGGAAATGGTCTGGTCGGCCGGAACTGACAACCCGTATCAGCCGGTGGTGGATGCGTTGTGGGCAATCCTGGAGGCATACCCGGAGTTCGTCGCGGCGGTACGCCCTGGCAATCGCGTGAAGTTCTGTGGAACCGGAGCATCTCGGTCACCGATCAAGACGGAGATCAGCACGGCGGACCTTCCGGAAGTGCGGATCGTTTTGACGGGATCCCGTCCGGGCTCTCACGCGAGTTCCAGCGGGTACGAGGAGACGGTGACGTTCGAGGTGCAGGTGTCGTCGGGAGACCAACGACTGGACGCAGGACACCTGGATCTTCGGTGGATGGTGTTCCAGGCGATGTTCAACCTGGAGTCGCGCCTGCGGGACCTGGTCGTGTGGAGCGGAGACAAGATCGTCAAGACCGCCAAGGCGACGGGTACGCGGGACGGGTTCGCCCAGGCCGACCTGAACCGCGGGATCGTCGGGTGGACGGCCCTGTGGGCCTGTGAAGTTGGAATCTGGTTTCAGCGAGCCATGCTGACCCGCTGAGCTGAAGGAGAATTGAGATGGCAGTCCTGACAGGATTCGGCGGACACATTTCGCGAGGCACCGTCGGTGGCGGAGGCGAGGCCCATATCGGTTGCGTTCGTCAGTGGGGCATCTCCGAGGTCGCGTCGGCCGTTGAGGCACGCTGCTCCGCGAGCAAACGCGGGACGATCCGCGCTGCGGGAAACAAGGACTGGACCGGGCAGTACCAGGCCTACGGTGGGACGCCGGAAGTGCTGCCTGGTGAACTCTTCGAGTTCGAGGGTGCTATCACGGGCGATGGAGCGGCCGCCATCGGCGCAAAGGGTAATTCGATCTGCGACAACGTCTCCATCGAGTGGAACTACGAGACGGGGGCCATCATCTCCCACACCGTGGCCTTCGGCGCGAACGGTGCCTTGACCAAGGGCACCGTAACGTGCCCGGAGGACGACACCATCCCCGACCCGAAGCCGGCCACCGGCTGCAAGATCGAGAGGGCCGTCGACCCGTTTACCAGCTTCACTGAGATCGCCGGAGTTCGCACGGCGAAGCTGACTTTGAGCAAGTCCAATAAGGCTTACGTGGTGAGCGACTCCGCCGGAATCACGAAGCGGTCAGCGGGGCCCTTCGATGCGCAGGTCGAGATGGCGATCCTGGCCGACGCGGCAACGGGATTCAACATCTACCCGGCTCTCAACACGGTACTGGCTCTGCGGCTCTACATCGACTCGACGACGTTCTGGCTGCTCAAGTGGATGCAGGTTTTGGGCATCAGCGGCGAGAACGTGGACATCGAAGGCGGCGACCTGGTGGGCGGGAGCCTGTCGTTCGGCATGTGCGGCATCACCAAGGTGAGCACGGTGCCGACCGTCGGTGCCATCATCACTCCGGCTGTCGTGACGATCTGGCCGTAGAGAAGGAGTTTGCATGACGACCTGGCCACAAGGAAGCGCGGCGGCACACACCGTACGCGTTGGTGCCGAGGAATGGGCCGTGCGGCCACTGACCGTACGTGACTGGAGCGAGTTCATCGCGTGGGTCCAGGACCGGTATGTTGACCTGGTCCGGAGGAACACCGCGGCGCTCGCGGCCGACCAGTCCGTGCAGTACATGCGGGATGCGTTCTCGCAGGCGATGCGGATTGGAACCGACACGCCGGAGATGAA